AACAGGGAGCACTTCAAGGAACTATGGACAGGAATGCTTCCGTATTCCTGTTGAAATCTAATTTTGGCTACAGAGACAACCAGGATGTGAAGGTCCATCATATGGTTTCTGAAAGCAAATCGATTGAACAGATTGAAAAGGAAATTTCTGCGGTCGTTATAGATGCAGATTTTGAAGAGAAATAAAAAAAGGTGAGCGTTTTTTTGCTCACCTTTTTACATATGCACGTGAAAATTCTGTCACCATGCGTGCGAAAATTTTGACGGCGCATTATGACATCTGAAATTTTGCCGTATTTTTCCTATTTTCTTGAGTATGGATTTTTTCGTGGTTCTATGTAAAATCTTTCGTTCTTGTATTAGTATAGATTACATGCACCTATAGCCTTAAATGGGCTATATTTCAATTCTAAGGCACATTTATATGAAAGATGATAATTATATCATGATAGTATAAAACACGCTTAAAAGGGCTATTTAAAGCCCTGTGGAATATCTCTACAATTGGTATGTATAAGCTGCATTGTATAGAAAGCCTATATTTCAATTTTAAGCGTTGCTTATGTGGTTATGGTATATTTATATCACCATTATATAAAAGTCTCTTAGAACGCTTTATAATAGCGTATCACTTGTGATCCTTAAACGTTTATAGAACTATAATTAATTCATAGAACTATAATTATTTATGAACGACAAAAAAGAAGATGTTACCATCTTCTTCTTCTTTTTATTGCACTACTACCATTGAAACTAAGTAAGAATATTTCAAGCTGCAGCATGAACCACGCTACAATTTTAATAAACCACCATATCAACCACAACGGAAAAAAACATAAATAAATCAATAATCTAAACAATTAATCAACCCCCTCGATACGAATAGCACGGCTTGCGATAGGATCAACCTTTACAAACATACCGACCACGTCATAAATTTCCGTGTTTTCCGTTTCTTCTACTATATCATACATAGTTCTAATATAACAGATATCTTCACTGTTTGTGATTTCTTCATAGGCTTCTAATTTCTCTAAAATTTTTAGTTCCTGGTCCTCATCACCATAGTAATAATAATCATCACCATAATAGTACTTACTATAATAAGTATCATTAATATGATAATAGCGTGTTTGCCATGGGATATAGCCCTCATTACTATAATAGATACCATCGTTTTCGATCCAGTCACCATAACGGTATATATTGCCGTGACTGTCTAGAAACGCCAGGCGTGAACCATTTATAATAGGTTCTAGCAGCTTTTTCGTTCTATCATCGTGTAAGAATTTAGGATTTATATCATAGAGATATGATACACACTTATTCACAAATAATTGTGTATCGCTATAGATACTATTCTTTTCTTCAAAATCACCAATAATACCATTATGCGCCATACCTAAGTTAGTTATAACATGGGTTTTTCTTAGTGCGCTTAAATCACTAGTGACAGGAAAAGGATGGCAAGTGGCGCCATCTGTTTTCCCACTAGTAGAGATACGAAAATGTAAGATCAAGGGTATTTCTTCAATATTGATTTTCTTTTTCAGATTATCAAGGCTATTTAACAATTCCTTTAATGTCATGAAACCTTTTTTGATATGTACTCTATTGTTATAAGCGTACATATAACCCGCGCCGTCGGGGTTGGTGTTAAACATTGTTTCTAGCGTTGTCTCATCTATCATTTTATGATGAGCTGGCTTGATTGCAATAATGCACATTAGAATTCACCCCCTAACAAGTTAGAAAGTTCTTTTCTATTACATAAGTAGTAATAGCCGTGTGTTTCAAAGGTTTCAAACTCCGATAGATCAATATAGTTTTGACGGCGTTTGTGTAGTTCTCCGTTATTGTTATAGAGACAATAGAAAACGATTGTATCTCCTACAATCTCACCAACACAAACATGATTTAAATTGATAAAAACATTTTCCTCTAAACCTTTTTTGATTGCTTGCATTAATTCGTTTTCTTTCTTTTCTAACTCACCTAAATTCAATTCACTATCGCAATAGATTTCACGTGATTCGCTGTATTCTCTACAATAATCACCATCTAGAAGTGAATCCCATGTGATAACATCTTTATTACTCATTGCAGCCATACAAATATTGTGGACTAGTTCAAGACTTGCCATAAATGTTTCATACTTAAGAGTTCCACGGAAAAATCTAAATTCGTAAGTAGAACTATTATTTTCATTGAACCATGTAGAATGGCCATAGTGTTTAGTATTTTTTGCTTTATGCATTGTTACATTGTTTTTACGGATTATTTCTCCAAAGTCAGAATAACCATAATCCCAACGCTGGCGGCGTGAAAATTGGAATAATTCCTCTTTAAAGAAGAAAAGAATTGTTTTCAATCTGTTATAACTGCGATCATCAAAAAACGACTTGTTAACGTGTACGTGTAAACCACAAGTACCAGCGTCGTGACTTTCACAATTGCCATCTAGTTCATTAAAGAACCAATCGTTATAATGTTGGTTCTTGTGATATGCTAGTGTACATGGTTGACTAATAAATTCAAAGGCCACTGTACAATCATATTCACAATGTAATACGTCTGTACTGTCACCATCTAATACGCTTGCAGCTAAACTTTCACAATCACCGCGTACGTTGTCAACTTCTAATTCAAACCCCATAAACAATGGACTTTCACGTGCTAGAGAACGTGGGTAATAACCATCGCGATAACAATGATAATCATAAATAACAGGTTCCATGTCCTCCCAACAATCATCACAATAATAATTGTCACCGCGACAATGCATTTCATAGTCACGACTAAAATATGATCCACATTCACTACAATATTGGTATTCATAATTCTCCGTTACATATTCGTCTGTATCTTCTAGATGTACAGTGTAATCGGTTGGTTGATAATCTTCTGTATCTTCACAATAGATATAATCTCCATTTTCTATAGTATCATTAGTTAAAAGATCATTATCACAATAACCATAATCGCTGGTATCTTTATTGATATAGCAATCTTCTAAGGTAGAATATTCAATATAATATTCATCTTTTAATTCTTCTAATTTCTCCATAGAAATAAATGAAAATTCGTTGTGGTCATAATACTTTACTAAATTATTATCCATAATGTTTTACCTTAAGAAAAACATATGATATAATCATGTTGCTATTTGTCGGCTAAACATATAGCACTAATATAAAGAGATTAATTCTAATATGTACATCTATATATAGATTGGTACGTTGTGGATTAATCTCTTTTCTTTTTCAGTACTATACATAGCAATATGTATATATACGTTTCTCTTTTCCTTTTGAGATTTTCACGTTATTCAATTGTCAATGAACTATCTTTAGTCACTTATTAATGACTACACCTGTATAATACATTAGATAATGACTAATGTCAATAATAAAAATCATTAAATAATGATTATTTTATAATGTCTTTTAATCGTTCGTTTTTTAGACAACGTTTTTATATATAGCCCCGCCCTCCCCATTTTTTTGATGGTTTTACCAATACTGCTCAACCCCGCTACCACCGACGGCCTATTTTTAAGGACATACACTAAATAGTGTTGACACATACCAAGAGTAATGATATACTATGCACAGGAGGTAGATATTATGAACTTAAAAGAATGCTTAAGAAAGATGATTGATGACAATAACAGCTCATTTGCTAGACTTGCAGACAGACTAGGATATAAGAGTAGTGCCAGTATTGGCAATATATCTAGAGTGAGTGATACAAAGGTCAGCATCCTAATCAACATATGCAACGAACTTGACTACGACATCATCATCAGACCACGAGGCGGTAATGACAGAGCAGAAAGAACAGTCGTACTAGATGAAGTGCCCGATAGAGAAGATAACAGAGGGAAATGGCGATGAAATACGGCTACGCACGAGTGAGTACAGGAAAGCAGTCTCTCGACAGGCAGATAGACAGCCTGCGCTCATACAATGTAGACTATATTTACAGTGACAAGTACACGGGCACAAGAATCGACAGACCGAACTACTGCAAGTTGAAGGAAACGATAAAAAAAGGGGATGAACTATACATCCACGCACTCGACAGACTTGGAAGAAATAAACAGCTCATAAAGGACGAGATTAGGTTTTTCCAGGAAAAGGGTGTTATAATAAGAATACTTAATATGCCTACGACCATGATTGAACTGGACGGACAGGAATGGATCATCGAGATGATAAACAACATAATCCTCGAGGTGCTTTCATCACTTGCCCAGCAGGAGCATGACATGATGGTGGAGAGAACCGTCGAAGGTCTCAAAGCCGCACGCAAGAGAGGAAAGAGCATCGGAAGACCGACTGTCTCAATCGAAGAGGTAGATAACCTGGTCAGACAGGGTGTATCAATAACAGAAGCCTGCAAGCAGTGCAATGTGAGCAGAGCAACGTATTATAAGCATAGAGCCTAGAGCCATGCACCACATATGGTGTAGGCTCTTTTTTTGTGCAATGAAAGAGATAAGGAGGAAATATGGCAATAGATAAGAAGAAAGTGAAACTGTACAAGAGTACTGACAGTCTTACTGCCAAGTATGACATTGTATTGAACTGCTACGCTACGAACGATAAAGATACGCTTCTGCATCTGAATAAGGACTTAAGACACAGACTTGCTGAAGCGAACAGCAACAGAAGCAAGGATATCGAGGAGCGATACAACATGTATCAGATGTATAAGAAGACATTCCTGTTTACGGCGCATTATTCGTTCGAGGACTACATGCTTTATCTCGAGATAAACAGACCTGTCAATGAGCAGTTCTACCGTCCACGAATGAAGGTATTGAGAACCGTTGTAGAGGACTTACAGGCACTCCATGACGGAAATCTACAGGAACTGTTTATTTCCATGCCGCCACGAGTAGGCAAGACAACATTAATCATGTTCTTTCTTACGTGGCTCATGGGAATCAATTCAGAGAAGACGAATCTGTACAGCAGTTTCTCTGACACGATTACGCATTCATTCTATGAAGGTATAAATGAAATCATCAATGACAATATGACCTATACATACAGTGAGATTTTTCCGGCATCCGTCATAGTGAATCAGAACTCTAGATTAAACACATTGGATTTAGAGCGAAAGAAGAGATATCCAACACTTACATGCCGTTCTATCTATGGAACACTGAACGGTTCATGTGACTGTAACGGCGTGCTTATCGGTGATGACTTGATTGGCGGTATCGAAGAAGCACTCAATCCGGAGCGTATGTACAAGACATGGAAATTAGTAGATAACAACCTCATCACACGTGCAAAACAGGGGAGCAAGGTGTTATGGATAGGTACTAGATGGTCGCTCGTGGACCCGGCCGGCCTAAGACAGGACCTTATATTGAATGATCCGAACTACAGGTCAAGAAAGTACAAGATTGTGAATCTGCCAGCGCTCAATGAGAATGATGAATCCAATTTCGACTATGACTATGGTGTTGGATTCTCTACTGAATACTATCAGCAGAGAAGGGCGTCATTCGAGAGAAATAACGACATGGCTTCATGGTTCGCACAGTACCAGGGAGAGCCTGTAGAACGTGAGGGTGCATTGTTCAACGGTGGAGATATGAAGTTCTATAACGGAATACTGCCAAGTGAGGAACCAATCAGAAGACTGACCGTAGTAGATACTGCCTGGGGCGGCGGTGACTACGTGAGTGCTCCGATAGCCTATCAGTATGCAGACGGAACAGTATATATACCAGACGTTGTGTTCAATAACGGCGATAAGAGAATAACACAGCCGGAAGTAGCGAAGAAAATCGCTTCGTGGGGTGTACAGGACTGCGATGTCGAAAAGAATAATGGTGGTGAAGGGTACGCTGAAGATGTAGAGAAGGAACTTGCACGACTTGATTACAAGTGTGTCATAACATCACACAGTGCGCCGACAACAAAGGCAAAAGAGGTGCGTATATTTCAGAATGCGCCCGATATTAGAGAGTTCTATTTCCTTGAGCCAGGCAAACGTTCAAAAGAATATTCAATGTTCATGAATAACCTGTTCTCATTCAAGATACTCGGTAAGAATGAGCACGACGATGCTCCCGACAGCTTGTCGCAGTTGTGTGACAGACTGTACGGAGGCTATGGAACGATGAAAAAAATATTCAAAAGACCATGCTAAAAGGCGCCGTTTCTCTCTCTGCAAAATACAATGATATTAGGGATGCCTGCATTCATTTGCCTACCCCCTATGTCACCTACAAGGCATCCCTCATATCTATTCATTACAGGGAGGAAATCAATGAAAAAGAATATATATTGTCCTCTCTGCTTGAAGAGAGGAAAAAAGAAGATACTAGGCAGAGTAAGCGACGATACAAGCGGTACGCTTTATCTCTGGTGCAAGGTAGACAAGAAAGAGATAGAAATTCGTGTGGAAGGAGGCAACGCTGGTGATTAACAGAGGCAGAAAGACAATCTATTCAAGTGAATCAGAAATCACAAGAGATAATGTTCAGAAAGTAGTCACATATGCGATGCAGACGCACGAATTAAATCGTAAGGATATAAAGTACCTTATCGAGTACGAGAAGGGAAGACAGGACATCCTTGATAGAGAGAAACCTGTAAGACCCGAAATCAACGAGAAGATAGTAGAGAATCACGCATCACAGATTGTTAATTTCAAGACAGCTTTCGTGTTTGGCTCGCCAATCAGATATGTTCAGAAGGCTGAACAGGAATTGAAGAGCGAGACTACATCAGATGAGGACGATGGGTACATCGGTGAATTAAACAGTATGTGTTTTGACGAAAGAAAGCACACAAAGGACCAGGAACTAGCAAAGACATTTCTGACATGCGGTGTGGGATATAGAGGTGTTTTTCCTCAGAAGGACAAAACTGCTTATACACCTTTTAGAATTGTCAACCTGGACCCTATGAACACATTCATCATCTACAGTCCCGACATTTTTCACGATCCGTTACTTGCAGTCACATACTGGCGTGATATGAATGATAAAGGGATTGTAGAAGAAACGCATTATACGGCCTACACGAATGACAGGGTGTTTCAGTTCACAGATACACATGTCGGCGAGGTCGAAGAAAGCGTAAATGGTATCGGAGCAATCCCTATCGTTGAATATCGACAGGATTATGACAAGATGGGCTGCTTTGAGAGAGCCATCGGGCTGTTAAATGCGATCAACACATGCACAAGCGACAGACTGAATGGACTGGCACAGAATGTACAGTCATTCATTTGGTTTGATAACGTTGACATGAATAAAGAAGACTATGACGAACTTAGAGAGAACGGTGCATTATCCACAACAAGCAGAAACGGAACTACAGCGTCCGTAAAGACGATTGAGACATCACTCAATCAGAATGAAATTCAGAGTCTGAGTGATTACTTATATGCCCAGTTACTGCAGATCTGCGCAATGCCTTCTAGGGAAGCACAGAGTGGTTCTACAACAGGGCAGTCATCTATGCTGAGTGGTGGATGGCAGGAAGCAGAAGAAGATGCTTATCGACTTGAAGAGATGTTTGACGAAGGGGAAAAGAAGTTCCTCGCTATCGTTAAAAACATTCTCGACCGAAGCAATACAGTTGTTAAGGAAGAAGTCAAACTAAGAGATATTGACATCAAGTTCTCTAGAAACAAGGTCACTAATATGCTTGTCAAGACACAGGGGCTTCTAAATATGAAGACATTCGGCATCCATCCAAGAGTTGCCATTCAGACTGCTGACTTATTCAGCGACCCTCAACAGGTGTATGTGGACAGCAGGGAGTACCTGGATGCAGCATACAACACAGAATTGAAAGCTGACATCAATGATGATGGCAAAGGCAAAGACTTGCAGAACGATCCACAGGGTGATAACCCAGCAACAGTTACAGATGACCAGAATATACAGATGTCATTCGTAAATTCCGGTTAGCATATTTAGGTAAGTATATTTGAGTTAGAGAAAAACTTTAAAGAGCACATATATAGTTAGAGAAAAACTTTAAAAAGCACATACATAGTTAGAGAAAAACTTTAAAGAGCAAGGAGAACCAAAATGAACGTAAGAGAAATTTTAGGCGCTAGATTAACTGAAGACACAACAATCGAAGATTTAATCGAAATGTTAGAAGCAGACAATTCTACTGTATCAGTCAGAGAATATAACGCTATGAAAGATAAGAGTGATAAAAACGCAAAGGAAGCAGCCAGTTATAGAAAGCAGCTCAATGCGAATAAATCACAGGAAGAAATTAATAAAGAAGAAACTCAGAGACAGATGGATGAATTGGCCAGTCAAAATGCTGATCTCACAAAAAAACTATCAATCATGGAAAATGAGAAAAAATTCATATCTATGGGATATAACGAGGAGAGTGCGCACAAAGTGGCTAGTGCTTTAGCCGAGGGTGATATGAAATCATTTTTCAAGCAGCAAGAGATTTTTAATGCTGAATTAAACAAGAAATACAAAGCAGAGGCGTTAAACAATACAAAAACGCCAGGACAGGACGATAATCACGACGATATCATGACAAAAGAGAAGTTAAGCACAATGTCATTAAGGGAACAGATGAAGTTCGCTGAAGAAAATCCTAGTGAATATCAGTCAATTTACGGCAAAGGAGAATAACATATATGGCAAACACACCATATCCTAATTATGTATTGGAAAACAAGTTTGAAGACCAATACCAGACATATCTAGATTTAATGCAGTTCTGCACTGTTGATAACTCATTAACAGGCGAACCTGGCATGAAGAAAAAAATCCGTACCTATGTAGCAACTGACGGTACAGAAACAGTAGCAAAGGGTGAAGGGAACACTAAGTCAATCACAGCCAACTACACTGAAACAGAATACACAATCGAGACATTACAGAACAGATTCGATTGGTATGATGAAGATGAAATGGAAGATCCATTAGTAGTTGATAAAGGCTTAGAGCACCAGGCAGTTGATATGTTCAACACTGCTCAGAAGAAGGCTATCGCAGAGTTTGCGAAAGCCACTCAGAAAGTGGAAACTGCCAAGTTTGATTTCAACTCTTTCGTTGATGCAGTAGCATCTATCAAAGACTTAAAAATCAGCGAATCAACTGAAATCACAGGCTTAGGCGTTTTCGCATTAGTTAATAAGAAAGACACTGCAGAAATCCGTAAGAATCTAGGAGATTTATTAAAGTACGTAGAAGCATATGCACGTAGCGGCTACATCGGAACTGTTGCTGGTGTAAACATCTACACATCTGCATTAGCAAAAGAAGGAGAATTTGCAGTAGCAACTAAAGAAGCAGTCACTTACTACAACAAGAAGGGTGCAGAAGCCGAATCTTCAACTAGAGGAAGCCGTTCAGCAGAAAATGCTAACAAGCGTGAAAACACAGTTTTCTTAAGAAAGTATGGTATTTTCGCCTTAACAAATCAGAACTACATTGTAAAGGTTGTTAAGAGTGCAACTGTTGGTCAAGCTGCGGGGGATGAAATTCCTACAGTCTAGAAAGGGGTAGAGAATGAAGAAAGTAGAAGTGATTAAAGCGTTTTATGACGCAAAAAACAAAAAGACCCTACGTAAAGTAGGGGATGTAATTAAAGTCACAGAAATCAGAGCAATGGAACTCATTGAAAAAGAGTTCGCAAAAGAAGTGGAATAGTGAATATGAAAGGGGATGATAAACATGACACAGGAAGAAATACTAAGAATCAAATTAAAAGATGATGATGTTGATGACGATGATTTAGTGGTTCTTCTGCAAAGTGCTAAGTTAATCATCCTCTCAAATCGCTATCCTTATCATGATTTTCCTGTTGATGACAACGGAGAATATATTCTTGAGAATAGATACAAGGATCTGCAGATAAGAATTGCAGTGGAATTATTTGCAAAAGCCGGTGCAGAAGGAGAACTGACTCACACAGAAAATGCAGTAACAAGACAATGGGCAAGCGCCGATGTTTCGCCTGCACTTTTAAGGGAAATTATTCCTAAAGCGAAGGTATTCTAAATGAGAAACTTCAAGAGAGATCAGTTCACAATCTACTATGCACTGTTCCAAAAGGATAGTGCTACGGATAAATACGGCAACAGAATAGGCGGCTATACTGAGCCGACAAAATTAAAAATTTCACTTTCTGCAGCAAAAGGCGATTCGAATTATAACGTATTCGGTAAAGATACTGATTATGACAGAGAGATGGTTACGACAGATACTAACTGCCCTATTGATGAATATTCTAGATTATGGATTGGCGTCGATACGTCAGAGACCCACAATTACGTAGTGACAAAAGTCGCAGTAAGCAAGAGGGAGAAGAGATATGCAATCAAGGAATATAAAGGTTAGGCTGAACGATGAAAGTATCAGTCAAGCCATCTCTAGTCTTAAGGAATATCAGAAAACACTGAAATATAAGCAGGCCGTTCTCATGAAAGAACTGGGCGAGCATGGCTTTGAAGTGATGGTCAGAGAGATAGATTCCTATCCAATGCCTTATTCTAAGGACGATTTAATCAATAGTGTGTCATATGAATGCACAGGTAGAACAGTCACTATTTACAATGCATCTGACCACGCTTTATTTGTAGAATTCGGAACCGGAATCGTTGGCTCACGTTCGCCGCATCCACACGATACCATCGGATATCACTATGATGTCAATAATCATGGTGATGATGGGTGGTATTATCGTGATGAAGGCGAATGGCAGTGGACAAAAGGTATGCCTTCTAGACCGTTCGCTCATGGCACATACGAGACTTTGAGAGCAGAACTTATTGATATTGTAAAGAAGGTGTTTCAACAGTGATTGACAAAGAAGATGGATTATTTGCTGAAATTGCAAATGAACTTAGGAAACAGTTTCATGATATCTATATTATCGGAAAACAATTATCTTCTGAACCACCTAGATTTCCGGCAGTATCTATCATTCAAGAAAACAACGTAGTAAACAAACGATATAGTACATTTGACGAGATGGAAAATGTTGCTCATATTACTCAATACATTGAAATCTATTCTAATGATAAAGAGCAGAAAGAAGAAATATGCAAATCGATATCGTTAGTAATTGACAATGTTTTGAAAACTCATGGCTATTGCAGAATGCTTAACCAGCCAATGGTTAACGCTGATGATACTATAGCAAGAAGAATCATGAGATATAAGAAAGAAAATGAAACACAATATTAAGGAGGATAAATATGGGAGTAGCAATCAACACAGCTGGTGTAACTGTAGGATATGCCGTTGAAGCGACAGCAGGCACTAGACCAACTGCTGGGTACACTGTAATTCCGGATATCAAGTCCGTTCCGGAACTAAATCCAAGTCCCGAAACTTTAGAATCTACTGATCTAATGGAAACAGAGTACAAGACTTATATCGAAGGCTTAAAGGACTTAGGTGGAGCATTAGCGTTCACAGCAAACCTAACAGAGGAACTCATTACAGTTTGGGATGCCTTAATTCAAAAGTACGAAGAAGCTGCAAAGACAGGCAAGGCTACATGGTTTGAAATCAAGCATCCTAAGTTAGCAAAATCTGTTTACTTTAGTGGTCAGCCATCAAAGACAGGTTTACCAGCAATTGAAGTAAACAGCATCTTAGAAACTAACTTATATATCACACCTACAGGTGCACCTGAATGGGGAGCAAAAAGCACTGATAACGTATAAGTTAGAGGCGCTTTAATCGGCGCCTTTTTTTAATAATTTATAGAGGAGATAAGCAAGTATGGAAAAATCAAAAAGCACAACAATCAAGTTTGCATACGAAGGCAAGAATTATGAATTAGGTTATACAAGAGAAATTGTCGGTAAGATGGTTGGAGAAGGCTTTGAAATTGAAAAAGCAGCTCAGAATCCACTTGATGCGATTTATGAATTATTCATTAATTCATTTGAAATGAATCATCAAGATACAGATATCGAAACAAGAGAAAATATTTTAAAGAATCTTGGCAATAAAGAGCATCTATTTGCAGTGCTTGTAGAAATGTTCTCTGAACCAATCGAATTCCTAGGAGAACCAGAAAAAAACGCAATCGAGTGGACAGTATAGAAAGCGAAAGTGATGCTGATGCGTCCACGAACGATTACAGGAAATTAATGAATGAGTGGTTTCCCTATTATCTTGCACTAGGGATGACCTATGAACAGTATTGGCGTAGTGACCCATATCTTACGGTATATTATCAGAAAGCCAAGAAAATGAAGTTTGATTATGATAATCAGATGGCTTGGATAAATGGAATGTATATCTATGATGCCGTATCGGCTATTGTGTTCAATACATGGTGCCGTAAGGAAGGGGAACAGTGCAAAAATTATGCTGATAAGCCTTATGAATTTGATGAGGTAAAGCAAGAAGAAGAATTAAAGAAAGAAGCAGAGGTCCAGGCAGAAGCGTGGATGCGAAACTTCGTTAATCTATATAAAGTTTAGAGCCAAACCGAGAGCCTTATTTTTTAAGGAAGGAGGTTTAAAACTATATGGCTGATATAGATAAATTATCGATAGTATTCGAAAGTGATGTTGATGGAACAGTCAGCGCAATAGATAAGTTGACAGGTGCACTTCAAAGATTAAATCAAGGTATTAAGATTGACGGCAATATTGCAACTACCTTGAACTCTCTTTCAAGACTTGACAAGACAGTCAATGGTTTAAACACCAAGAATGTTGACGCTTTTTCTAAAGGAATAAGAAATCTCGTTGAAGCATTAAAGCCTTTAGAAAAAATCGGCGATAGTGGTCTTGGCAAAACTTTGAACAGTTTATCAAATATATCTAAAACCATCAGCAAACTAGACCAAGCAGACTTAGGCAAGTTCAGCGGGCAGATGAATCAGATTTCAAGTGCCATGGCACCACTTGCACAGAACGGCAATCAGCTGTCTGATGTGTTTAGTAAAATGCCGAGTGCAGTAGCCTCTGCATCCAAGTCTCTAGATACCTATAATTCTAAATCTAGAGGTGCTAAGGTTCATACAGGTGGACTGTTTTCAGCAATCAGTTCTTTAGTAAGCGGAGCAAGAGGAATACATTCTACTTTCTCGTCACTGAATTCGACGTTCGGTTTCTTTTATAATGAAAGTGCTGAATACATAGAACAGTTAAATCTGTTCAATGTTGCAATGGGCAGTGCTGCACAAAGTGCTGGCGAATTTGCTCAAAAAGTCAGTGATGCTATGGGCATCGATCCAGGTAAGTGGATGGAGTACCAGGGCACACTTAATATGATGATTGAAGGCTTTGGCGTAGCAAGTGACAAAGCACAGATAATGTCGCAGAACCTAACACAGTTATCATATGACTATAGTTCTTTAATGAACGTAGATGTAAGCACTGCTTTCGATAAAATACAGAGTGCCATGTCCGGACAGATTAAAGGCTTGAAGGAGTATGGTAACAATGTGTCTGTCGCAATGGTTAAACAGACAGGTCTTAAATATGGTTTACAAGGCAACGTAAGTACCTGGGATCAGAACACACAGGCAATCATGAGATACATCACTATCATGAATAATGCCAGCAAGGTAGATGTATTCAATGATATGGCACGTACAATCAATACGCCTAGTAACGCTGTACGTATTTTGACACAGCAGTTCCATGTACTTAGACGTGCAATTGGTAATATTGCGAGCGTATTTGCTACGGCAGTAATTCCATATATACAGGTAGCAGTTGACCTTTTAAACAAGTTTGCTAGTTTTGTAGCAGGCTTGTTCGGATTTAAATTACCAACCATTGATTATAGCGACTTAGAAAAAGGCTCTGGTGCTATGGATGATATGGCAGACAGTGCTAAGGATGCAGGCTCATCAGTGGGTGGAGCAACCAAGAAAGTAAAAGACCTAAAGAAAGAACTACAGACATTAGGATTTGATGAATTAAACATTCTAAACAGTCCAAAGAACGACTCTGACAGTGGCGGCTCCGGCGGTGGAGGAGGCTCTGGTGGAGTCGGTGGCGGTGGTGGTATCGGTGATATCGACTTGCCACAATATGATTTCTTAAAAGGCTTAAAGAAAGACACAGACGAAATAGAAAAGAAGTTAAAGGAACTATTTAAGCCTGTCACTGACAGTTGGAACAAGTATGGCAAGGCGGTCATGGACAGTTTTAAGTTTGCTTTGGATGAATTATTCAAACTCACAAAGAGTATAGGCAAATCATTTGGAGAGGTATGGCAGAACGGCACAGGCAAGAAGACGGTAAGTGAAATTCTGCTAATCGTTAAGAACTTATGCGATTTTGTCGGATATCTAGCAAAGCGTTTCAGAGAAGCATGGGATGAAGCCGGATTAGGAACAAAGATCATTCAGAATCTATGGGATGCTGCAAATAATTTACTTCATTCTGTTGAAGACATTAGTGAGCAGTTGAGCAATTTTGCTTTCTATCTTGATTTCAAGCCTGCATTAAAGAGCGCTTATAGTTTGTCAAAGGCTTTTAAAGAACTTTCAGATATCGTAGGGAAATATCTAAGTGATGCATTCAAGAATGTACTGTTACCATTAGCAAAATGGGGCATTGAAAAAGTTATTCCTACAGGAGTTAGTGCTTTAGCAGATGCTTTGAAGGGAGTCAGTGCTGCTCTTAAGAATTTAAGACCATTCATCACTTTCCTTGAAAAATTAGCTGTTGCCCTAGGAAAATTAGTAGGGAACACTATTTTGGTTGGCATCAGTGCATTAGGAAAAGCATTGAAGGCTATCGGTCAGTCAAAAACGTTGTTAGCAGCATTAACTACCACTGTAGCAACGCTTATCGCTTCTATGAAGTGGGGCAAAGTAATCAATGACTTGAACGATGTAAACAGTACCGTAAGCAAGTTGAAGGTAGTATTTGAACTTTTCAAGAGTGAAGGAATCTCTGCACTTGAACTTTTAGTACAGGATTTTGTTAAGTCACATAAGGCACTTGATACATTAGTCACTGGCTTCAAAGGATTAAATGATGCCAACGGTATACTAAGTGGAGTAAGTACCGCCGTTACTGCGTTAGGTACAAAACTCGGTGTATTGACCGTGGCTGAAGGTGGAGCAACAACTGCAACAGGTTTATTAGGTGGTGCATTTGCGTTCCTTGCAGCCAATCCATTAGTGGCTGTTGCTGGTGCTATAACTATCGCAGTCGCTGCATTAGCAATATTTACAAGCAGAGTTAAGGATAATTCTGATGCACAGGAAAGAGCATTATCATCAGCTAAGAGACTTTCTGATGGATTGAAAGAACAGGCACAAGAATGGAAAAAAGCCAATGCAGAAGCGAGAAAGAACGCAGAGCAAGGACAAAAAAATGCTCTTGTTGCACAGGATTATGCTAGCAGATTATATGGAATCGTAGATGCGAACGGTAAAATTACAGGCACTGTAAAGCAGGCACAATTCTTCGTTGATGAACTCAACAACCGATTAGGAACGAATATCGAAATTCATGACGGTGTTATTTCTAACTGGGATGAAGAAAAACAAAAAATCAACGAAAACATTGAAGCGCTTAAGCGAAAAGCTGTTATCGAAGCATACAGTGAAAAATTCATTGAGGCAGAGAAGGAAAGAATCAAAGCCCAAGAACAGTTAACTGAAGCAACTAGTAAGTACAATAAATCAAAAGAAAGAGAAGAAGAACTCCTCGGAAAACTCAAAAAAGCGTGGGAGAGTGGACAGGAGCCAAGTGCTTCTTTAACGGAAGAATATCACAAGCAGCTAGAAATAACTGAAAAGTATGGCAAAGCTGTAGGCAGTGCTAAAGACAAAGTCACAAGCATCACCGATGGCTTGAACGAATACAATGCTGCAATACAGTCTGCTGATGGAACTGTTGAAAGTTCTACTGCATTTATTGTCGAACAATATGGAGTGTTAGCGAAAGATGGCACTTATACATACAGTTCTTTAGCGAACGGTTTAAATGACCTTAACGCCAAGTGCGATGAAAACGGAAAAGTATGGCAGACATTAAGTAAGACAGAACAGGAAGCGAGCAAACAAGCGAGAATTCAGTTGCTTGGTGACTTGGCTCAGAAAGCATTCAGTCAAGGCAAGACTTACGAGCAGATGCTTTCTACTGCAAAAGCAAAAGGTGCTGAATTAACACAAGCCGATAAGGCTGAGTTAAAGAAACAGTATGATAATCTGAAAAAGCAGGCTGATGATATCAAAGCAGTTAAAAAAGAGCAGTACAATGCCTTGATGTCTTTACTTGATAAGTATGGAATCGACAAAAAGAGCAAAGACGGAAAACGCTACGTAAACGAATTGAAAGATGCACAAAAGAATGGTACTGAGCAAGGTCAGAAGTATATTGACAACCTAGCCAAGAAAATCAGCAACGACAGTCATAAAGTCACTAACGAAGTTGATAAGACTAGTAAAAACAGTAAAAAGCAGTTTGAGTCTCACCAAGCAGAATTTAAAGTGGCTACAAAGACTGCTGAGAAAACCCTAGCATCTTTTCTAAATTCAATTCCTACTTTTAAACCAATAAAATTGGGTCTTGAAGTTGCCAAGAAAGTATTAAAAATAGGGAATTTTGGATTTAATATTGATTTACGTGCTGGAGGTGGATTTCCGGACACAGGTCAGATGTTCATTGCTCGAGAAGCTGGTCCGGAATTAGTAGGTCGTATCGGACGCAGAACTGCCGTTGCGAACAACGATCAGATTGTACAGGGTATCGCAAGTGCCGTAAGAAGTGCGATGGTTGGCGTAAATAGTCCTAACAATGGTGGTACTACGAGAATCACAGTACAGAACGTTCTTAACGGCAGAGCAATCGGTGAGTCTGTCATCGAATACCATAATGGCAAAGTCAAGCAGACAGGACATAGTCCTTTATTATTCTAAAAGGAGGGAGACAACGTGGAATATATTCTAGTAATAAATGGCTACGGGTGTTTCCCTAGCAAATACGAAGTACAGCTAAGCGATGTTGACAGGGAGGACGGAAGCGGAAGAAACCAAAACGGAGATATGCTACGAGATAGAGCGGGGGTCAAGAAAAAAGTCATCTTGACTTTCGCTGCTATTCCGCAGTCAAAGGCAGAACGCCTGTTGCAAGCCGTCAAGGATGAATTCGTTACTGTCACATACCTAGATCCGGAACTTGGGAAACGAACAATGACAGCTTATGTCGGTGATAGAAACTGTCAGATGTTCAAATATGATAGGGCAAGTCAAGAATGGATATGGGATAATATAACATTCAACCTTATCGAGAAATAATCAGAAGGAGGGGCGATGATGATTAACACAAGCAGACAATATCAAGATGTTATAGTTGGTCCTTCTAGAAGCATTAAAGCAAGAGTGAAATTCAACGGAAATACTTTATTGGATGATGATAAAGTTATCTCTGTTTCACTGAATGAGATAGCGAATTCTGATGAAAAAGTCACAATTGGTGAACTCAACAGTGCGAAGGCAGTCGTGGAGTTCGAAATGCCCGACAATACAATCCCTTTAAAAAACGGAATATTCAGCATTCAAAGTGGACTGCTTGTGAATGGTAAATATGAGTTTGTGGATAAAGGAACATTCTATATAGATGAGATAGAAAGCAGCATGGGCAGTAAGATCGTCACTGTCAGCGGCTACGATAGCATCTATAGAATGAATGCAGAATACAAGCCAGGCATTAAATATCCAGCGTTATTAGAAGAAGTAATACAAGATATATGCAGACAGTGTAATATCACATCTGCAATTGACAATATCCCAAGCATTACATTGGATGGCTACCAGGAAAACATCACCTGTAAAACATTCATGGGCTACTGCCTAGGACTTATGGGATTGAACGGTCGCATGAATGAAAGCAACAAACTGATAGGCTACTGGTTTAAAGACAGTGGCTTTAAAGTCAAATGGGATAATCAGTTTCAGAGTGGATTCAAGTTAACATCCGATAATGATGTAAGGATTACAAGCGCGGCCTGCAATGGATTGATTAGTGGTAACGGCTATGGCATATCGTTTGAGAATCCATACATGACACGGGAAATTCTCGATGGAATATACAAGAAAGTGAATGGCTTTACTTATAGTCCATCGACTGTTGAATGGAGAGGTAATCCATCACTTCAGATAAGTGACATCATTAAAGTAGAAGATAACAATGGTGTATTCCACAATGTCATTCTAAGTGAGCACACACTCAATCTGACGGGTATGAAGGACAGTATCACTTGCAAAGGCTCTAACGGTGAGATTGTGATGAGTACATCAAACTCGCCTACACAGCTGGTCGTAAAGCGATTGTACAATACACTCACAAATGCACTCAAGACAAACAGTGAGAACATTCTAGGACATAACGGTGGATATTACAGAGTAGACTTCAACGAAGAAGGGCAGCCTAGTGGCTGGTCTATCATGAACACGCCGACACTACGTGATGACACTAAGATGTGGAAATTCTCTAGTGGCGGTCTTGGCTACAGTGTTGATGGCGGCAAAACATTCGCAAAGATTGCATTTGACCTGGAAGGAAATTTCAGTGCCAATGCTATCACGACTGGCGTTATAACCGGAGAGATGTTCGAACTTAACCTTGATAACGGTGTTATTAAGATAGGTGAAAGAGATGATAAAGGGGAGATAAGCAACCCTAGCCTATATGTGAACGAAAAAGGCGAAGTGAAAATTAGAGCGTTTGAAAGAGTTGAGAATAAGGCTGATGAAGCGCTTAAAGAAGCACAGGGTTCAGTAAAGAAATTCGTATGTGAGTATGCTAGTTCGAGCGATGGAGTTACACCACCAGAAACAGGTTGGTCAGAGACTGCACCGACTTGGCGTCCTGGATTCTATATATGGCAGAGAACAGCCACAACGATCAACAATACAGTCACGTACAGCACTCCTGTATGCATCACAGGTGCTAAGGGCGAGGATTCTATATTGTTGTGTATAGAATCATCAAATGGTACGACATTCAAGAACAGTGATGTGGCAACTATATTCACAGTAAATATCTATGTGGGTGGAGTTGTGATTGATAACTCTTCAAAACTGAGAGAAACATTTGGAGATAATGCATATCTGCAGTGGTTCATTAAAAGGCACGGAGAGACAGAATTCAGCAAGATTCCATTAGATGATACAAGACTGAATGATAATGGGTTCATGTTCACTATTTCAGCAAAAGACATTAAATTCAAAGCAGTGTTCAACTGCGAATTAAACATTTAGGAGGAAAATTATGGCAATTAAAGCGGTCAATCAGATTGACGTTATCGACTTAACCGATGGTTATTCCGTCGTATTAACTAATGACAACTATACATTCTTAGGTACTACTACTTCTGTAAACGGCACACAGACAACTACTACACAGGTAATGGCATTATGTGGTAGTGAACAGGTTCCATGTACCGTAGGAACTATTACATGTCCTACAGGAATTTCAGCGGTATCTGATGGAAAAGCACCAATGCCAACAATCACAATCACTGCCACATCTGCATTAACTAAGAGTGGTACTATTACTATTCCTATCGTTGTTGACGGTGATATCACTATCAACAAGACATTCAGTTACTCAATCGCATTCAAGGGGCAGACAGGTCAGAATGGTACAAGCGTTACTGTAAGTTCTACTTCGGTAACATACCAGGTTGGTGCAAGTGGAACTACTAAGCCAACAGGAGAATGGAGCGCAACAGTACCTAATGTACCTAATGGGCAGTTCCTTTGGACTAAGACAGTAGTCAAGTACTCTGACGGCAAGTCAACAGAAGCATATTCAGTTTCTTACAAGGGTACAAACGGCTCAAATGGTTCAAACGGTACAAGCGTTACTGTAAGTTCAACATCTGTAACATACCAGGCTGGCACAAGCGGCACTACTCCTCCAACAGGAACTTGGAGTACTACAGTGCCTGACGTGGCAAATGGTCAGTACTTATGGACAAAGACTGTTGTAAACTATTCTGATGGTAAGCATACTGAATCATATTCAGTTTCCTACAAAGGTACAAACGGCACAAATGGGAAGGATGGTTTAGATGCTATCACAATGGCAATCACTTCAAGTGGTGGAACAATCTTCAAAAATACAGCTATTGCTACAACTTTAACTGCTCATGTCTACAAGGGTGGAGTTGAAGTGACTGGTTCTGCGTTATCTGCATTAGGAACTATCAAGTGGTACAAGGATGGTGGAACTACTGCAGTAGCAACAGGAGCAACATATACAATTGGTGCAGGCGATATTACGAACAAGGCAACATTCAGTGCACAGTTAGAAGGATAATCATATGATTAAGGCATCGGCTAGCATGACCCTCGTGAGAGTCAATGATGGCGAGGACGGGCAGGGGATTCGCTCAATCACTCCGGAGTATTATCTATCAGATTCTGCAACGAAAATGCCCAACGCAAGCAGTAGCGGGTGGAAAAGCGTTCCCGATGACTACATTGACAAGCATTATTACTGGGTTAGGTCGAAGATATTATGGGATGATGGAACATATACAACGACCACCCCAGTGCTTGCAAATGACCTAAAGTCAATCATTGATGATTACGATAACAGAATAAACAACATGAACAATCAGCTGCAGCAGGCAACCAAGGATGCTTCTTCATCTATTGAGCAGACCAAGGCATCCATCTTACAGACAGTATCAGAGAATTATTACAGTGCCTCTGACGGCGCAAACCTTGCTTCTACTGTATCTACTATTCAGCAGACAACAGAAAGCATTCAGATGGGATTTGTAAAGAAAGAAGACTTTAGTTCTCTTTCTGATACTGTATCAAACAATCAGACTCAGCTGAACACTTATATCAGATTCAATGCAGAAGGCATAGAGATAGGTAAACAGGAATCTGAATTCAAAACCAAACAGACAAACAGCAAATACTCTATTCTTCAGAATAATGACGAAGTAGCGTATTTTGCCAATAACAGAATGTATAACTCAAACATCGAAGTTTCTAGTTCTTTAAGGATTGGGAACTTCGGATTCATTGTTAACCACGATGGATCTTTAACCTTTAAGAAAGTAGGTGGTGACTGATGGCAACAAGCGCAACATGCAGTGCATCGTTTGGTGGTGGCAATGGTAATGTCACAATGACAATGACACGAACAGGAGTTAATGTTGACGGAAACTATGATTTATGGACTGCTACACTAACTAAATACTATAAGTGGAATATTAACTCAAACGCTACTAAATACGGCTCTATGTGGGCAAATGGTGTGCTCATATGGTCTGGTGGTGTGACTATTGGAGGCAGTGGAACCAAGACACTTGCGACAGTTAATAATATCAAGATTCCACATGACAGCAATGGTGGCAAGCATTTTGATTTCTCATTCTCACAAGAATTGAAGGTAACTCTTTCGGGTAGTTATGTGGGCAGTGTGTCTGCTTCGGGCGGTATTGACTGCGATGTTATTCCTCGAGCAACAAAGCCTTACTGTTCTCCAGCATCAGTTTATTTTGGAAACAGTGTCACAATCAAAACACCTAGAGCATCATCTGATTTCGGACATGTAATAACGTACAGCTTTTATGATAAGACTGAACAGATTGCTGATAATCAGTGGAATGATGAATTCAAATGGACAGTTCCAACTTCACTGATTAATAAGATGCCCAATGCTTCACAGTTCTATATTTGTTTCAGAGTAGATACATACAGTCGTTCCGGTAAATTCATCGGTAGTAATTACTGTACCTTGGATGTTGTACTTCCCTCAGGTTATGGACCAACTGTTACAGGTATCACATACACAAATGAAGATACCACCATTGCAAGCAGATTCGGTGCATCAACGATTATACAGGGTGTTTCTAAGGTCAAGTGTAATGTATCTGCTACGGCGAAGAACGGCGCTACAATCACTTATTACAACAATGAGATTGATGGGCAGCTCATACCTGGCCCTAACAGTTTCTTTACAACTCAGCCTCTTAAATCTTCTGGTACAGTTGTTCTTAAATCAACAGTTACAGATTCGAGAGGGCAGAAGGCTACACTGTCTAAGAATATTAGCGTCACAGAGTGGCATTCGCCAACGGTAAAAAATGTGAGTGCTCAACGTTGGAATGTGACATCTAATAAGGCTGACGATGAAGGCACGGCAGTTAAGATTACTTATTCATTTTCAGTTGCACCTGTTAACAATAAGAATGATAAGACTGTCATGATCCAGTATAAAAACGGCGAGGTATGGACAACCCTCGCAACTTATACAGATTCATACAGTGCAGAAAACAAGGTATATATATCATCTGCCGGCAAATTCAATACGGATAATGCCTACTCGTTCAGAGTGCTTGTGAAGGATTACTTCACTACAGATGGTGTTGCATCTTATGCTGCTATCGCTCCTTCGTTCAAACTGCTTGATTTTTCTGCTGACGGCAGAGGGATTGGAGTTGGATGCAAGGCAGAGAGTGGGAAATTAAAGGTGGATATGCCTCTTGAAGCACAGTCATACAACGGCTATGTATTTGATTTTGATACAGAGAATCAAATAGATACATGGATTCCTGTTCTTAAGGATAGGAAAATACAGCATAGAGTTATTGGCTGGTCACAATGGTATTCGTGTGGTGCTAATGGGTGTGGCATTACACTGAAATACCGATATAACGACGGATTGAAACTCTGCGAAATAAACTGGAATGGTTCGTTGACTGCTCCAATTGGTGGAAACACAGGTGGATATATATGGAGTAATTTCCCTAACGATAAAAAGCCTAGGCAAAATGTTTTTGTTCCTGCTGTTTATCCAGGCGGAACTTTAGTGATACGTTTTTACCCCATAGCCAACGATGGTACAAAGAATCAATGGACCATCACATCATTGAAAGACAATGTAAATAGTGCATACGTATGTGGCACATTTATTTACTCATATGCTTAAAGGAGAAGGAAATATGAAATTATATGATACATCATTAAAATACATGGATGCGATTAACGCAATCGGAGGCACTATTGTAGCGGTGTTAACTGCTGCATTAGGCACACATTGGTTTTTATTCGTAGGCTTTTTGACATTAAACATCATTGACTACATCACAGGGATTAGAAAGTCTAGATTAACAGGCAAAGAAAATTCCGCTAAAGGGGTACGTGGTGTTTGGAAAAAATTAGGCTATTGGTTGATGGTCTTAGTTGCTTTCTTAGCCTCTGCAATCTTTATTGAGATTGGACAGACTATCAATGTCGATTTAACTATCACAACATACGTAGGTTGGTTCACTCTAGCATCTTTAATCGTTAATGAACTTAGAAGTATCATCGAGAATTTTGTAGAAGCCGGAGACAATGTACCATCTGTACTAACTAAAGGCTTAGAAGTAGCAGAAAACGCTATTAACAAAGGAGAATAATTATGGAATTACAGGACACAATCGAACTAATGAATAGTGCTGAATACAAAGACAGATTTAAAGCAGAATACTGGCAGGCAAAAATCAGATATGACAAGTTAGATGATATGACTGTCAAGTATGAGGCTCGTACTTTGACATTCATTCCTAAATGCTCATTAGAACTCTTAAAAGAACAGAAAAAGTATTTAGGGAATTATATTCGCATTCTAAAGATTCGAGCAGAAATTGAAAGAATTGAATTATAAGAAAGAAGGTATAAAGTATGATTATTAATGTACACGCTGGACATTCTTTAAAGTGTCGTGGCGCAAGTGGACTATTAGACGAAGTTAACGAAGACAGAAAAGTTAAAAACAAAGTAATTGAACTACTACGTACTAAAGGACACGTCGTTTATGACTGTACTGACGATAATGGGAAAAATCAGAATTCTAACTTAAAAGCAATTGTAAATAAGTGCAACGCTCATACGGCTAACCTTGATGTGTCAATCCATCTTAACGGTGGAAAAGGCACTGGTACAGAGGTATATGTAATCAATGAAAATTCAGCAGCTAAACCTCACGCCGATAGAATCGCAAATGATATTGCAGACGCCCTAGGCATCAGAAATAGAGGCGTAAAGACTAAAAATCTATATGTATTGAGAAAGGCTAAAGCCCCAGCATTATTAGTAGAATGCTGTTTTGTAGACAATCAGAACGACAAGGATCATTGGAATGTTGATAAGTGCGCTACTGCGATTGTTGAAGGTATTATCGGAGTAAGAGCACAGGAAACTCATGCTGTACAGTCTTCTAAGGGTGGAAGTGAGATTGTAAAAGTAGGACAGTTACGTTCTAACTACTATGCCGACCACAATATCGCTGTAGATGGATATTTCGGTCCTAACACTAAGAATAACATTATTAGATGTTTTCAGAAGGCAATCAATCTTGATTACGGTAAGAAGTTAACGGTAGACGGTATTGTTGGAGAAAAGACATTAGACGCTCTAGGCAATCACTATGTTAAGAAAGGTGAAAGACAGGAACTTGCAAGAGCAGTTCAGATTGCGTTGTACTGCTACGGCTATGATGCTAAGTGGACAGATGGAATCTTTGGAGATAAGACAAAAGAATGTGTACAGAACTTTCAGAGAGATCACGGATTAAACGCTGATGGAGTCGCTGGTAAGAACACAATCAAAAAGATGATGGGATGTTAATCTGATTGACACGAGCAGAAACAAATGCTAAAATATAGATGAACTAGTAGATTAGTGGACAACCTTTGTTTCTGCTATTCGAAAAGACAGGCGGCAACCTGTCTTTTTTTTATTTGTCTAAATTGTTATTCCTCTATTACATGTGCAGCAATAAGTACATCATATTCAATACCTTGTTCTTTCAATTGACTCTTTGCGACTTCTATCGCCTCTGCGAATGCTTTAAAATATAGTGCTTCAAGGATTACATCTTCGACACCCTCGCAACGCAAATGATAACTCTTCAATAAGTCATCGATATAATTAGCGGTACATGGAGAAATGAAACTACCCATGTATTTTATTAAAATCTCTGTTTCTTGAACAATACTACTAACCATTAATTGTCATCTCCTTACGTTCAAGATTACACGCTATGCATGACAAATTGTCAATGATTATGTATTATATATTTCGCTTTTTTTACTGTAAATTATCACTAAAAAGCACTCAACTAGTAACAAATTAGTAACAAGCACTCAAAAAGCCCTGTATTTAAGCCACTTTATTATACCGATGATGAATAAATTTAAATCAAAAAACCTTGATTTTAAGCCATTTTTTAGTGGTGAAAAGTAGTTAAAAGTGCTTAATTAGTAACAAATCAGTAACAAAAAAAGCCACCCCTTGGAGTGGCTTTCGCAGCTATGCTCACTTAGAGTACTTATAGCGCTGACACAATAAGTATATCACAATTGGAACGCTATTAGAACGCTATTGGAACGCTATAATTTTATCTTATTGATCTCATTAAACAGCACGTTCTTACTTTCGTTAGTATACACATCAAAAGTGATATCATTCATTTTATGACCTAGAACTTTCTTTCGCACATATACATTGACGTTATTTAACTGACATAGAGAAGCGAAAGTTTTTCTAGTATCATGCATTGTGTGCTTGGCTCCAAGCGCATCATTAATTTTTGGCAGTACTGATTTGTTTGCAATATTGCCATAGCACGAATCAATGAGCCTTTTATCATCTCTTAACAATTCATCAATTACATACTGCTTGATATCGTCATGTATTGGTATTACTCGATTCTTTCCAGCCTCAGTTTTTGAGCCAGTGACAATGTAACTTATACGCATTTCAGTGCCATCATCATTGCAATATTCGTCTATATGTATATTGCTTCTATCAATCTTAATTAATTCTGAGGCTCGACAACCTGTATAGATGTAGATAAGCATGATATGCGCTTCTGGGGTGTCAAGTGCCTTTATTTTCCTTATTTCCTCGATAGTAAACGGATAATGTTTTTCTGATTCTTTGTACTCGGCTACTCTAATATATGATGTATAATCGAAGTCTCTCGGAATATACTGATGGATCACTGCGTACTTGAAAATCTTAGAACATAGCACCTTCATGTGCACGTGTAGGCTATTGCCAACTTCCTTGTTATCAAAAATTTCTTGGAGATCCATCAAAGAGATAGTGTCTATTCTTCTATCATGTAACAGTTTAAACTTCTTAATCCATGAATTGTAGCCGTCACGTGCTGATTTTGAAAGTTTTGAAATTTCTTCTTCGTAAAGAATATCGTAGATCTCTTTGAAAGTCGGTACACGTTTTTGAGTCTTTCTTTGAATTTCATCAAACAGATTAGGGGCAAGGTTTCTTGCTTCTTCATTCGTTATACTGTTGGATTTCTTTAATGAGTAAAGAGATAAGGCATTCAATGCTTCTTCACGAGTAGCGAATGTGCCAATACATATCTGCTTCTTCTTGCCTGTTATGATATCACGTTCATCGCTCATTACGCGGGCACAGAACGGAGTTCTTCTCTTGCCCGATAGTTTAACTACAGTTCCTGTATTGTTCGGTCTGCGCCCAAATCTAGTCTTTCTAGCCATAATGTGGCACGTCCTTTCTATTTACTTTTGCCTTGTACGTGCCAATCATGATATAATCATACACGTAAAAGGACTTTATGAGATGGTTTCTTTTACGAACGTTGCATCCTGGTTGGCGCTAGGATGCCTTTTTTTATTTAAATATTTAGTTTTTTTTATTTTTATTGTAGTAATGCTTATTTATATATTCTTGTAATTCATTCATATTAGTATCTAAGTACTCACATATTTCAAAACATTCTTTTAGGCAGATTCTGTTTCTGCCTATTTCGATATCATAATACCAACTTTTTGCGTGACCCATTGCTGAAGCAGTGTCATTTATTGATACACCTTTACGTTCTCTTTTTAATTTAAAGAACGAGCCAACGTTTTTATAATAATCATCTTTCATAAATATCACCTCTCTTTCTACATCATCATTTTAACATTTCATTCCGTTGCCAACAACCGTTTTATAAAAATAAAATAATTTTATGAATAGTAAAAAAAGATAAAAAAACTTCAAAAAGATTGTTGACAACGCACGCTCACGGCTGTATTATATAGCCATGAAGTCCGTTAGAAACGGACGGCAAAGGAAGGAAGTGAAATGAATGTTGACAATCAAACAAATTAGAATTGGCGCTGATTTAACTGCAGAAGGTGCAAGTGAATTGTGTGGATGTTCAGTACCTACATATCTTAAATGGGAGAAAAAACCTGCAAAGATGGAATTAGGAGCATTCAATAATTTATTGAATTACTACAATGAAAAGAACCCTACACGTAAAGTGTTTTATGACGATGTAGAATTCTAATTATTTTTTTATGCAAGAGTACGTGAAAAACGCACGATAAGAAAGGAGAACTCAATGGACGAATGGAACATGAGTGTCAGCGAAGCGATGGAACTCACTCACAAGAGCAGAGAGTTCATCATCAATGCGATACAGCAGGGTGTAATGCCTGGCTCTGTTGTGGAAGGAGAGAATGGACGAAGAACGGTCCACATACCTAGAAAGGCATTTATATCTTATATGACCGAGTGGAATATGAGTCCAACTGATGAGGTCATAGAAGCGTTGTTCAAGAAATATACAAAATAAAAGTAGATTCGTAAGCATCTACGGCCGTGGGAGCAAGACTGTTGTAAGACATTTTCTCATTTGTCATTTCTCCTATCATTTTCCAAAATCCATCCCACGGCTCTAGGTGCTTACGAGTAAGCAAGAAGAAAGGGGTAGACAAAATGATTTACGAAGTCACAACAAGTCAGATTAATAACTTCAAGGACTGTAGAAGAAGATATTGGTTTGAATACAGAGAATTGCTTAAACCTAAGAAAGAGAACGAGGCATTAGCAATAGGTAGCAGCTATCACGCAAAGGTAGAAGAAATCCTTACAACAGGATCATTCACTGAAAGTCATGATTATACAGATGCAATGGCAAGAGCATTCATCAAGTATATTCTCCCTCAGTTACCAAAGATTGTCGATGTTGAACAGGAATTCAGATATCGCTTAGCAAGAGGCATCTATCTGAAAGGAAAGATTGATGCGGTGTCTGTTGACGGATTGATTGAACATAAAACAACAGGCAACTACATTACCGACGAGTATATGTACAAGGTTGATTTCATGAACGACCAGGTAAGTAATTATCTGATTGCCAAGGAAGAAACTAGACCGGTTACTTACACAGTAATCACTAAGCCAACAATTCGTCTAAAGAAGACAGAGACATTAGACGAATACATTGAACGTTGTGAAGCATGGTATGACGAAGATACAGAAAGAAAGATCAGAGTATTCACTGTAAGTCGTACAAAGGAAGAACTAGAAGAACAGAGAAAAAATCTAGTTGCCATGGCTAAGGAAATCAAAAGATGTGACAGAGAGAAGTTCTTCTACAGAAATGATAGAGCGTGTTCTATTCTTGGCTGTCCTTTCTCGGGCATCTGCAGCAACTATAACGGAGATGCTGAAACGTTAGTTGACTTCGAAAAGAAGTCATCAACAAACGAAGAGTTAAACGAAAACGGAGGTAAAAAGAAATGGCTTTAAAAACGTACACAGCAGATAACATCGAAAAAGAAGCGTTCACCTGTCTGCTTTATGCAAAACCAGGTGATGGAAAAACAACAACGATTGGAAAACTGCCAGGCAAGACAGTTGTCTTAGATATCGATAAGACAAGCGGTGTCTTAAAGAACAGTCCTAATGCCAAAGGGATTCTAATTATTGATATCGATGTAGACGATATTGTAAACAGCATGAACGAAGCACTTGCGTGGTTAGCAAGCAATACGGATAAATATGACAATATCGCAATCGATAACGTAAGCGAATTACAGAGCTGCATCCTATCTTATTATGGTCAGCTTGGAAGAAATGATGGTGTTCCTTCACAAGGCGATTATCAGAAATTTCAGTTTGGCTTGGCTAGAATCATCAGAAATCTAAAAACATTACAGAAGAGAATTCTATTAACGGCATGGCAGGAATTAGTGGATGTCACTTCACCGACAGGAGAACAGTATACATCATTCATGCCTAGAATTCAGAAAAGTGCTAGAGACAATGTGTGTGGTCTATGTGATGTGGTTGGTCATCTAGAAATCACATCTACAGGAGAAAGAGTAATCAGACTTCTTTCAACAAAGAATGTCTATGCAAAGAATCAGCACGATGACAGAAAAGCGTGCAGACAGGAAGATTTATTCAGTACAGGAGGAAATAAATAATGGCAATTAATTGGGGATTTGAAGAGGTAGAAAACGAGTTTATTGAGTTACCTCAAGGTATGTACAGATGTCGTATCAAGACGGCAGAAGAAACAACAACATCAACAGGAAAACCGATGATCAGTCTGATGCTTGATATCAGTGGTCATAATCAGAAATTATTCTACAACCTTGTTTTTGATGCATCTCATGCATCAATCGTAAACCAGAAATTACAGTCTATCTATGACAGTTTTGATATTCCTAGAGGGAATATGGAAGCAAGTCAGTGGGTCGGCAAAGTCGGTGCATTAAAGACAAGAAAAGAGAAAGATCAGTACGGAGGCGATCGTACAGGTGTTCACTATTTCTTAAGCAAGAAACAGGCAATGAACTTACCAGCATGGCAAGAACCTGGTGATGCCAATACAAAGCCAAAGTCATTAACACCACCATCAATTGATTCACTTGATGATGTTCAGTTCTAATCTTAAGGGATTATGTTAAGGGATTATCAAGAAGACCTATACATGAAAACGGTAGAAGCCATTAGGCAAGGCAAGAGAGGAATACTTATTCAGATGCCTTGCCGAAGTGGCAAGTCGTTTCTCATGGCTGAGATGATAAAAAACCTAAAAGGTTATGGCTTGGTACTTGTTCATAGAAAAGAACTGATGAAGCAGCACAAAGCATTGCTTAATGAGTTAAGCATAACAAATGCTAGAGTTGCGAGTGTCTTTACAGAAGCCAATCATTTAGGAGAGTTTAAAAAACCATCGGTCATTTTCATTGACGAATGTCATTTGAGTGAGGCAAGCAGCTATAAGAAGGTATGCGAACATTACAAGGTTCTTGTAGTTGGATTCACTGCAACTCCTACACGATTGAATGGTGACAGATTATCGCTGTTCGACTGTATTGTACAGGGGATAACGGCCAATGAATTAATGAAGCAAGGAGCAATCAGCAATTATGACTACTATGCGCCTAATATCGGTATCGACGCAAGTGATATAGCGATTGTGAGGGGCGATTATCGTACAAGTGAATTACAAGACCTATTCACTAAAAACTGCGTCTATGGCGATATTTTCAAGTATTACAAGGAACTCGCTGATGGCAAGCAAGCCATCGCTTACTGCGTGTCTATAGAGCATAGCAAGAAAGTTAGAGATTTGTTTATTGCGAATGGTGTAAGTGCGGTTCATCTAGACAGTCACACACCATCGAGTGAACGTGAGAAAGTCATGAACGATTTCAAACAGGGCAGATTCAAAATACTATGCAATGTAGGACTTATCAGTGAAGGGATTACAGTTCCGGACTGCGAGTGCTGCTTACTGCTCAGACCGACAATGTCGCTTGCTCTGTACATTCAGCAGTCAATGAGATGTCTTACTCCAAAAGAAGGAAAGAAGGCAGTCATCATCGATTATGTAGGAAACTTTCAGAGACATGGTCTGCCAACAAGTGACAGAGAATGGTCCTTGGACGGTGCAAAGAAAAGAAAGATGATAAATGACGATGGGTCATTTTCTATCCGTACCTGTCCTCAGTGCTTCAAGGTGTTCAAGACTGCTGACAAGTGTCCTTACTGCGGATATGAATACGAAGTCAAGGGTAGAGAACTGAAGCAGATGGAAGATGTCAAACTGAGAGTGGTGAAAGAGCAAGAGGTCGAAGAACTAAACAAAAAGAAAAAAGAGATGAGAATGGAAGTAGGCCGTGCTAGAAGCCGTGATGAACTTATGAGAATCGCTAGAGAACGTGGCTACTCTGTCGCATGGGTACATATCCAAATGAGGTTGAAGGGAATATGCAGCTAGAACATATTATTCAAAACAAGGTGATGGTGGAACTGTCCGAAGCTGGCTTCACACCATACAGAATGGTTGTTGGAACTTACTATACAAAGACTTTAAATCCTATAAAAGTAGGCATTGAAGGAACACCGGATCTATTAGTTCTAAAGAATAACGGAGAGGTGTTTTGGGTAGAAATGAAAACAGATAAAAAAGGTAGCAGATTAAGAAAAGTTCAAGAGGATTACCACAAATTCCTAAAATCAATCAATCATAGAGTATATGTCGTAAGAAACTTAGAAGACATAGAAAAGGTCATAGCGATTGAGAAAAAAGAAAAATCTGTATGCGATATATGATGCAGAAGATATGTGTGTCTGCGTCGGCAATGCTCAAGAATGTGCGTGCTATCTTGGTGTGTCTCTGCACCATTTCTACACCAAATTATATAGAAACGGAAATAAGAAATTTAGAATTTATAAGTTAGAGGAGGACACAAATGAATGATTGTGTGAACCACCCGTCTCATTATGAGACAGGGAAGTTTGAGTGCATTGAAGTCATGGAAGAAACGCAAGGTGTAGAAGCAGTAAAAAACTTCTGCATCTGCAATGCATTCAAATATCTATATCGACATACCAATAAGAACGGTCTCGAAGATATCAGAAAAGCAAGATGGTACTTAAGCAAATATTTAGAATTAAGTGAAAGAGGTGAAAATGATGGCAGAAAAGTCATATATGACAACGCCTGTAGACGATCTTCTAAGGCAGGCTGAAAGCATCGAAAGCAAAGTTACAAAATTAAACGCAATCTATGAAGATTATGAAGACTTGATGGAAGATTACCGTGAGTTGGAACGCCGTTCCTGTGAACGCCGCGAAAGATACTGCGATGAAATCAATGATTTAAGAGGCAAACTTAGATATAAAGAAGAGATGCTGTCTAGCAAGGAAGAACAGCTAGAGAACTACCGAGCTGCAATCGCAATCCTTGTGGCAGTCATTGCATTTTATGTTGCATTGACAGTAGCAATTTAAAAAGGGGGAAAAGTTAAATGATTACTTTAAAATATGCAGATATTTGGGGATTTGAGCACGCTGTTAGAGGTATGCGAAACCCTATGAACAGTTGGGATAAGAGTGATACTTTCGTTGATTATGACCTGGTTTTACTAGGTAAAAAAGATAAGGAACTAATGAAGAGATTAGTTCACGCTGGTCCTAGTCATAGAAAGTTCTTAAGACAGATTTTTGTAAGTGTTGATATCACTGCACCACTTTATTGGTGGAAGGAATTTGATACTTATAAAGTCGGCACTGTAGCAAATAGTTGCAGTACTATGCATAAGATTCACGATAAAGAGTTCACGTTAGATGATTTCAGTCATGAACATTGTGACATGCTGACAACAGACATCTTAGAATTACACATCATTCCAACGCTGAACATTTATAGAAAGTTATACTGCGGTATCGAAAGTGGTGAAAGAAAGGGCCAAAAGTCAGACTGGTGGCAGATGATCCAGTTACTGCCTTCTTCTTACAACCAAAAGAGAACAGTAACTATGAACTACGAAAATCTGTTGAATATCTATGAAACTCGCAGAAATCACAAGTTGGATGAATGGAAAGATTTCTGCAAATGGATTGAAAGACTACCTAATGCAGAACTCATTACAGGAGAAGAAAAGAATGTATAAAGAAATAAGTAGATTGGTGGAATTATTAAAACTCCCACAAAGCAGAATACTTGAATTAGATAAAGTCGCACATCTTAATGGCGATGATTTAACTCTTACTATCGCATCGGAAGAATGCGCAGAGTTAATCCAAGCAATATCAAAAGTCAAAAGACATGGGTTCCGTGGCGTGTATGAACGTAATCTGCACGAAGAGGTTGCTGATATATTAATCTGTATCGCTGAGTTGGTTTCTCTAGGGTACTTGGATATCAATAAAGTCATAGAATGGCAGAAATTCAAAATAAATCGAGAAGTGGATAGAGCACTTAAAAAGGTGGGGTGATCATTATGAGTTACGATATCGGCATTTATGTAAAAGTAGAAGGATGTGATAAATATGCATTGATTGCAGAACCATTTCATTCTTCTCCTAGTTATAACTTAGGAAAATTATTTAGAAGCTGCATGGACTGGAACTTCAAAAGCGAAGAATATTATAGATGTGATTATGCAGTAGAGCATTTAAACAAAGGAATTAAAGAATTAACGCATAACCCTTATGGGTATGCTGGATTAATACCTGAAAACGATTGGAGGAGAATGCCCAGTGCCCTCAATGCATTACTTTCAATAAGAGACTGCATTTTAGAGCAAGCAGAAGATATACCTCTTGAATGCTTATACATGAGATGGGAGTGAGAAAAATGGCGATTATTAATCCTTGGATTTTTTATCTAATCGAGGTCTTAAAAGGTTTAAAAGAAGTCAGTGTGGTTGCTATTTATATGACAATCTTAATGTTGATTTGTATAGGAATAGCAACATTATGGTTCAAATCAGAAGATTCTTATTATCGTAGCAAGGATAACGCTTCTACCATAAAAGCGCTTATTCGAGCCTTCAAAAAGTTATCAATTGTTGCTTGTATTATTACGAGTGTGTACGTAGTTACTCCTTCTGAAGAAACAATGTATAAGATGCTGGTTGCTCAATACGTAACATACGAAAACGTAGACAAGGCTACAGAAAGCATTAAAGAAGGTGTTGACTATATCTTCAAGAAGTTAAACAAGGAGGACAAGAAAGATGAATAGCGTATTTATCAATACAAACAATGGCAAGTATTACAGAATCACAGTCAGAACAGAGAAACCTGGAACGAATATCGAAATAGCGTGGGATAACATCCGAAATGCTGTAGCACGTGGAAAAATATGGATTGGTTTTTCTGAAACAGATAATTTTGAAATTAAAGAAATGATGAGTGGAGTAAACGTATCAGCAGTCACACTCAATGTAAGTAATATCAGTTCTATCGAACTTTTTAAGGAGGGCAAGAAACATGTATAAGAAAGGTGAATATTTTGGTTTTAGCGCCGCTTTTGTAGAAGTTGTAATCTTGAATTATCTTGAAAACCGCACTCATTTTAAGTGGATTGCAAGAGACCAGGATAACAGTTTGTGTATTTATGAAGATAAACCTCATAAAGAAAAAACTGATGATAACATCGGCTATGTTTATTGGAATAGAAGCGACACTAAGCCGAATGATATAGAATTCTTAGGCCCGTTCGAAAATCTTTTCAAATTTATCAAATGGGAAGATGAAGAGCCTACATTGATTAAAGATGCTTTAGATAAGGTGGAGTATTAGAAAATGATTAATGGAGAAAAGTATAAGAATGAGTTGTTAAAAGTTATCAACGAGAATGAACAAGATTTTATCGCCTTTGATTGCAGAGATAATAGCGTTAAAAATTGCACTACCATGGTATGCAAGAATTGCAAATTTTCTAAAACCAAAGCAAAAGTGCTGTGTACACAAACTAAATTGAAGTGGCTTCTGTCTGAATATAAACAACCTATCAAATTGAGTAAGTTTGAGTATGATATTCTAAAATATCTTTCTGACAATACAAGACACATGTATATCGCTAGAAATGAAAACGGCGCCATTTATGTTTTTGATGTCGAACCAGTGAAAAATAAGGCCAATAATTTGTGGACAGGCCGTGGTGCAAGTTGGCTTGGAGTATTTAACAAATTATTCCAATTCGTGCAGTGGGAAGACTCAGAACCTACGTTAATCGAAGATGTGCTTGGCAACTGCGAGGTGATTGATGATGACTGATAAAGAAAAACTAGAAGATTATGACACTCTTTACAAGGCTCATGAAAAACTTGCTTACGACTGGGCAAAGTTAAAGAAAGAGAATAAAGAATTGCGTGGTGATTATGATGACCTACGCAAAAATTACAACGAACTTGTTGTCAAATTCAACAATTTATACAGCGAACTTTATGAGGAGGGGTACATAGAAGATGACTAAACTTTGGAATAAAAGAGAAACACTCAAGCAGAAGTGCAAGAGGCTCGAAAATGATTGTGAAGTTTACAAAAGACTTTATCAAAATCTGTCAAAAGTGAACGAACAGTTAAGAGAGATATATTATGAACAGGTCGATAAAAACGAGAAGCAGAGATTAAGACATGCCAAAGACTATAACAGGCTTCTAGAGAATTACAAAACTTTAAAAGCACATTATATAGAATTAAATAAGGAGTGTAAGGAACTTCAAGAGGAAAACATTTCCTTGCTTGTCAACCAAAAATCATCGGAAAGAACGAAAAACATGATACTTGATGAAGTTCAACGATTACATGACCGAGTAATGGAACTGATTGCAGAGGAGATGAATGAAGATGAATAAAAGACCTAAAGAAATAGATTTTGCCATACTTATAGATGCTGAAGGCAGACCGTTAGTAAACTTCAAAGGATATGCAGAGGCATTGGAGAAGTACTGCGATGAATTGGAAGCAGAACATAAGATTTTAGAAAACTGGGATATCGCCTCATTTAGGTACTACCAAGGTATGAGAGAGGCTTTGTGGATGGCTATTAATGATGCTATGAACGATGTCAGTGAATGGGGAAGATATGCTGATGCACGTAACAAGCGTGCTGAGTACGATAGATGTATTAAGCAAAACCAATCATATGCTTCTGGCGTTATGGAATTCTATGAAAACATGGGAGTGAAGAAAGCCTGGGCAAGTGAAAAGAATATCACGAAAATGCTTGAAAAAATGAAGAAGATTATAAAAGGAGGCAAGTAAGATGCGCATTCTGAAAGATTATTACATCTGCGACCACTGCAAGGATGAATTATCGATGGATGAAGTTAAAACCGTGACCGTGCCCGTCGAATTGGTCGGGTCGTCTCAAACTAAAACGGCAATTGTAAAACTTGATTTGTGTGAAGAATGTTGCAACGAACTACTACACGTAATCAGAAGACACTTTCATCAATTTTGGTACTCACATAACGGTTGTCTTGTAGACGAAGAGGAGAATGAAGATGAATAGTGCAATTATGGATATCATAGGCATTCTGCTCATGGCAGGCACAATCATACTTATTGCTATTGGTTTCTTTTGGAAAGAATAGGGAGAAAATAAAATGAGTGACTTAATGCAGTTATATTTTGCAATACAAGGTATACGATTTCTTGTGGGCTTTGGAGTACTTATTATTTTAGCAATCGTATTAGCAATTTTACATTTTATTGATTAAGGAGAAATATTATGAACTATAGTCTAAATACAAGAGAAGTTAAAAGAGGAGATATCTTCTATATCACATATTCTAAGAATTTCAATGATTCTTATTCGTACGATACTACAGGAAGACCTGGTGTAATCGTATCAGATGACCACCTAAACAGAGGAAGCGAATATGTTGAGGTTGTCTATCTTACAACAAAAATCAAGAGAGACATGCCTACTCATGTAGATGTGTTCTGCAAAACACCTTCTACTGCTCTCTGCGAAACTATCCATACTGTTGAAAAGGATAGAATCGGTACTTATGTGAGAACTGTAAGTGATGAAGAGATGAAGAATATCGAGCGTGGATTAAGACGTTCTCTAGGCATGAATGTACCCGTGGTATCTGCTAACGATGCAGAACCTAATAATGATACGGAATTAGCCTCAATGCAGAAAGAAATCCAACTTACTGCAGAAAGAGACATGTTCAAGAAATTGTATGAAGACTTATTATCAAAAGTCGTTGGAAGATAAGGAGGTATTTAATGCTAACAGTTAATGAATTATTCGCCGGAATTGGAGCATTCAGAAAGGCTCTGATTCGTCTCGGCATCCCACATGAAATTGTGGGTATCAGCGAGATTGATAAGTATGCAATCAAATCATATAACAGCATTTATGGTGAAACTAGAAACTATGGTGATATCTCAAAGGTAGAAAAACTAGATTATGCAGATCTATGGACATACGGCTTTCCATGCCAGGATATAAGTCTCGCTGGGCAGCTAAAAGGAATTGTTAAAGGCGAGACAAGAAGTGGACTATTATATGAAGTTCAGAGACTTCTTGCTCAAGCCCAGTCAGATGATACGCTCCCTAAATATCTGATCATGGAAAATGTCAAAAATCTAGTAGGAAAGAAATTCAGACCAGATTTTGAAGGGTGGCTTGGATGGCTCGATGAACTGGGCTACAACAATTATTGGCAAGTACTTAACGCAGTTGATTATGGCATCCCGCAGAACAGAGAGAGTCTTCTGCATCAGCATTCGAAAGGATATTGACACAGGCTATACATTCCCTTCACCGATTGAATCAGACACAGTACTCATGGATAAACTAGAACCTGTTGAAGATATCGATGAAAAGTATTTCCTTTCAAGCGAATGCGTCAAACGCAGATTTACGAAGAATCATATTAATGAGGAAAAAGGCTACGGATTCAAATTCTCTCCTGTAGAGAGAGAAGAAGCAAAGATTGCAACCACAGTAACAACTATTCCAACAAGAGACACCGCTAATCATATTACAGAAAATGGTGTTAGCAGTATATTGGAAGATAATGTCGATGAACGATATTATCTCTCTGATGAAATGTCATCTAAACTGATTGAAAAGCCTACAGATGGCATTGTGAGGCAAGTAGGGTATATAAAGAAATCAGAGAACGGCACCCAGCATCAGAGTAACACTGTCTATGACCCTAATGGTGCAGCTAGAACACTTACTGCATGTGATTATAAAAGTCCTATGATGATAAAGGAGTAGCAAGGAATGAAACGATGTAATCTTGTAGCAGAATACACAAACATTAAGTATGAACAATCTCGACGCATCTATGGAATGGATGGAATGTGTCCTACCATTACCACTAGAGCGTCGGGAGGACATGAGACAAAGATAATGGATAATAGACCTATTGTCAGAATTGCAGAAGCAACCAAGAAAGGGTATGCAGAAGCAACCATTGGAGACAGCATTAATATTGCCTATCCAAACAGCAATACAAGAAGAGGAAGAGTGTGTGAGGGTAAGGCAAACACCCTCAGCACCAGTCCTCAACAGGCAGTAATTACGGAGGACAGTAACATGGAGAACATCAGAATTAGAAAATTAACACCTAGAGAATGCTGGCGTCTGATGGGGTTTGATGATGAAGACTTCAACAAGGCTCGAACAGTCTGTTCAGACACACAGCTTTATAAACAAGCTGGTAATTCTATCGTTGTAAATGTGCTAGAAGCAATCATGGGTAATATGTTCAGAAATGATTATATCAGTCAATGATGAATGAGTACATTTACAAGAAAGTCGATTACTATTCAATGAGACAGTTAAGTGATGTAATCGATGAACTAAGAAGCAGATACAGAATAATAGGATATAGAGCGTATGCACAGGAACAGTATGCAATACTGACTCTATATCCTATAGAACAGGAGGGAATAGAATGATGCAGAAGAAAAGCGAACTAACGCCAGCGGATATCAAACTGCTATGGTACAAGGAACTATGGCTTAAGTTCTTATCTATGTGTGAAGTGGATTACTACAACGATGAGAGAATGAGACTAGAGTATCTATGCAATCTTATCCTTGATGATCTGATGAGGCCGGAATATAAACAAGTTAGTCTTAATGTCTTTCCTCGTTCTAGAGTTAAGCCAAATAAAACAGAGTTTGATACGATTATAGAATTTATTGAGAAAGGAGAAGCAAATGATGAACAATGAAGAACTTACAAAAGTAATTGATAATATGCAGAAAACCAACGAAAAACTGCTGAAACAGAATGATAGACTACACGAAGAACTGAAACACTCGAACAGAGATTTCTTCGTTCTTGCAGGACTGATAACTATCATGCTGCTGCTTGTGCTGTATGCCATGTGGTAATGTGGAAAGGGGGAATCTTAAATGGCAAGACTAGCAGAAGTATGGTGCACATTCAGAAATCCAGTCAATTCAGCACAGTTCTATGCGCTGAAGAATCGCTTTTATCTGATTAACCTGGATAATGTCACATGGTGTATGGAGTCGGCAGACTTTAATATGAGAGGAAATGCATGGCTGATAAAGTTCTTTCATAACGGAAAGCAGATTCATTCGATGAAATTCTATGATGAACGCTTAGCCAAAGACATGCTTAGATACCTTAAAGAGTTCAGACCGAAAAAGGAACACGGCACATTTGATTTTGAAGGAAGAACAATCGACATAGACGATGTAGTGATGATTTCAAACAAGTATTACAATAATATTGAATCAGCCATGGGAACTAACAGATATACTTTCTTGATACATACGGTCAATTCAAAATACAAGAAAGTTGATAAAAGCAGCGTACCAGGTCGAGAGACAATAAGAGAATTTCAGAAAAGATTCATCAGATGATAAGAAAGGTGGTGATTAGTCATGAGCGATTACAGAGGTGATCTATACAGAAAGATCGTACTTGATTTCTATAAGCAGAAGCATAGACCACCATATGTCGAGGAACTCAAAAGCCTGGGTGTCAAGGAACTGTACTTCAAGAAAAAGTACGGCTCATATCCTAACTACATCAGAAACGAACTGAGACTGCCTATTACACAGACATTCGCTAGAGACAGGATAGTAGTAGATAAGACAACAAACGAAGTTGTCTTCGAAGGCACGATTTATGAGATAAATGAATTCTTCTTCACTAATGAGCCGAACGTAACAAGACATACGCTTGACTTCTATCTTAACAAGAAGGCATTCAGAAGGTACTGGTATATCTTCGCAAAGATGAACTATCATGTATGGGTTGCAAGCGACTGCGACTTCAAGCAGTACAGACGGGCCATGTATTTCCTGTTCAGAAAGAAATGCTATCCGAACAATATGCTCTATGCGAAGAATGGAGAGGTGGCACAGCTCAAAAGGCTCGGAGAGCAGCTCGACAAAGGTGAGATACAGCTGAGTGATGTGCTGGATGTGGAGAAATACAAGGAATTTATAGGAAAGGACATTGATTACTATGAGGTTGTATGACGAAATAAAACAGAATATAAACTGCATTGAACTCGCTGCAGAACTGGGCATCGAACTGCATAAGAACGGGGGCACATATCGTTGCCCCTCTTTTATTCATGAAGGACATAATCCCAACAGTGTCATGGTGAGTGAAGACTCCTGGTTCTCGTTCAGTGACGGTGTCGGAGGAGATGTTACAGACATGCTTGCATACGCAAAGTATGATGGTGATAAGTCCATGGCATTCAAGGATATGTGCCATCGTTTCAATCTTGCATTCAATGATACAGAATACAAGCAGAACTACAGAGAATGGAATAACGCCATACTGCAGTGGCACAATGAACTGACGGAAGAGGATATAGAGTATCTGCATCAAAGAAAGATCAATGACAGTACCATAAATAACCTTTATATAGGAAGTCATGTGTTCAAGGAGAAATCACCTAACGGTGAGATGGTGGATGTACCACGTATCATCATCCCTATTTTCAAGAACAACAACTGCGTCTACTACTGCGCTAGAAACAGAAGCGAGTATGATGTAGTTAAATATAAGAAACCATACCTGGAGGAGGCATTCAAGGAGAATACGCTGTACGGCCTTGATACACTGAACAGAAGCGAGATTTATGCTGACAATGATACAATCGTCATTGCAGAAGGAGTATTCGATTTCTTGACATTCTACCAGGAAGGCTACAGAGTCCTCTCGAGTGCTACGAGACTGTCTAACAGGCAGACGGAGTATCTATGCAAGATTGCCAAGAAATTCAAGCGTGTTGCCATCTGCTACGACAATGACGGAAGAGGCGTGCAGTTCACAACAGCAACTGCAAAGCAGCTGTTCGAACACAATATTCCGTTCGTTATAGTCAACATTCCTAAGAAGTACGGCAAGGATGTGAGCGACTGCTACTGCGCCGGAGTATCACCTAGTGCGCTATTAAATGATTATGCAGTGGACGGCACGCTATGGTATCTGAAGACTACGATGTCTGATATGGATGAACTGATGGAATACGTCTACAAGGCACACAGTCCTTACATGAGCAGAGTTAAGAAGAAAGCCATATTGCAATACGCCAAGGAAGTTTTAGGCGCTGACGGCGAGGAAATGAAGGAAATACGAAGGGAACTGACAAGAGGCAAGACAAATGATGAATATGCCCATGAGTTCATCGCTAACTACGACTATAAGTTGAGATGCAATCCATCTCTAGGCTTCTACCGTTTCAACGGCACGTACTGGAGCAGATGTGATGATGCACTCATCAGACAGGGAATCATGGAGATGTTCGATGTATCATTCAATCTTGAATCAGCGATACTGAACAAGGTCAGAACAATCGTATATGATGATACGCTGCCTAACCAGGTGAACTGTCTTAATCTCAAGAACGGCACGCTGTATTTCACAGAGAATCCTTTTGACGGCTATTACAGATTCACTAGAAAGCGCAATCCCGATGACTTCAACGACTATGTACTCAACTACGAGTACAGGGAGAATGCATACAGCCAGGACTGGGAGGATTTCCTAAGCAGCACCACAAGCAGTGACGAGAAACTTATCAAGCGATTTGCAGAGTACTTCGGCTCGGTGTTCATGGAACACAGCATACAGGACAAGGCGTACCTGTTCTATGGAAACGGAAGCAACGGAAAGAGTGTACTGACAAAGGTGCTGAGTGCACTGCTGGGTGACGGCAAATTATGCAGTACTCTAGAATTAAGCCGTCTAGGCGGGCGCTTTGACACATTACAGTTATTAGGCAAGTATGTAAATTTCTGTCACGAAGCGACAAGCGACATCAAGGAGGCAGAGCCTATCTTCAAGGCGATCACATCAAATGATGTCATATCAACAGATGTGAAGGGCAAGCCACGTATTGAATTCAAGCCTAGATGCAAGATATTCATCGACTGCAACGAATTGCCAAGAGCGAACAAGTCAAACGGCGGATGGCTCAGACGATTCGAGGGTACGAAGCATAAGTTCATCAATACATTCACTACAGACGAGTCAAGGGTGGATGACATCCACGTATTCAGAGCGATACCAGGAATCGACGCACTCCTCACAAGCGAAGATGTGCTGCCTGCAGTATTGTGGTGGAGCATTGATGGTTATGTCAGGCTGATTGAGAACGGCTACAGATTCAGCGAGATAGATGAGGACAAGGATTTAGAATACGAGTTTGTCATCGAGAGCAACCACGTTGTCGAATTTCTCAACGAGTTTGACTGGGTTGATAACGGCATGACTCTTACATCGATGAAGGCCAACAGAGTGCATGAGATATATACAGAATGGTGTGAAAAATGCAGATACAGAGTAGCGGGGAGAAATACCTTCTACAAGAATCTGAAGGGTGCAATTGATTATTTCAAGGAGCGTGATGGCTTGGATTGCGAACTGAAATTGATACATAAACAGTGGTTTTTGGTGAAAAAATAGGGCGGTACGTAACTTATGGTGTTTTAAAACACCCCTAACACCACTTGCGTATTTTTCACTATTTAAATAATAGTCCTTAAAATGATACCATCATACCCCTAATACCCTATGTGATTCATAAAAATTCACATATAAAAAACATTGATATATACTTACTTTTTTATATATTATGGGGTATTGGGGTATTTTATATATAAGTAAATAGTATAGAGAGTAAAAATATGTATATATGTATTTCTATATAGGTGGTATAGGAAAGGGTGTCAAAATCCACATATTTCCCCCACTAGGCATATACTGACCACCCATCCCCCTTGTGTGTGTGCGATTTTTTTGCCGGGGGGGATGTGTGAATGTGACACATGAAAGTAGGGGGTTGAATCTGACCATCGGTCATTTATTTTGTCAAGACTTTTTTAGAAATTCGATATTTTGGAGGTAAAAAAATGGCAAAAAAGAAGTTCGATTACAATGAGATAGGCGAAAGCAAGCTGCCTGTCGCACGTGCAAGAGAAATGCTCAAATTGAAAAGGGCAACAATCAACGATTTTGATACAATCAAGAACAGAAGTTATGAATATCTTACTTACTGCGATGAAAACAACAGAGTTCCTACCTTGAGAGGTCTATGTGTCTGCCTTGGAGTTTCACCAGACACTGTTAACAGATGGATTGCTGAGAGACCTAATCATGAAACAACGATTTTTCTCTCACAGATGCTTAATCTGATGGCTGATAATCTCGAACAGGGAGCACTTCAAGGAACTATGGACAGGAATGCTTCCGTATTCCTGTTGAAATCTAATTTTGGCTACAGAGAC